CAAATCTTCCAGCTGCAACTCGCTCTAATTCTTTTGGTGGAGCTCCATAAGCAAGAGGACGAAGTTGTTCTCCTAATCCCTTCATCCTTCTCTCTCTTACTGACTCAATACCAAATCTCCCAGCTCGTCCAGCCAAACCAAAAATATCTTTTGTTGCACCATAAGCCATACCTGCAAGTGGAGTAAAAGGACCTAAAGCAGCAGTAGCTGCTCCTCCTACAAGACCTTTAACTATCCTTCGTGTTTCTGGCATTGCTCCATGAAGAATAGGAGCTCTTCTCCTTGCTCCACCTCTTGTACTAGTTCTTGCTTGTCTTGCTCCTTTTCTTACTATCTCCTCTGTTACAGATAAATCTTTTAAGGATACCCCAGTTGTTTCAGCTACTTTACTAACTCTATCTCTAAATGCTTGAACACTCTGAGCTTGTTCTAAAAAATAATCCTTATCTTTGTTTATTTCTGCAATATCTGCTATAAGATCTTCTGTATCTTTTTTAGATATAGTTCTTCCTGCTAAAATATTTCTCAAAAGAGCAATAGTTCTCTTTATTTTAACAAAAGTATCATCTATTCTTTTTCTTTGTTCACCTCGTTCATATAACTTCTGCAAACTTCCAAAAAATCCTACATAATCTCTAACAAGTTTAGCATATATTGCTTTGAGAGTTTGCATATTAAACCTATCTATCTCAAGGTGAGGCATTTTAGTACGATATATTTTCTTAAATCTTTTAGCCATTAGATTTTTTCGATTTCTCCTCTTCATCATGAAATTGTTGAATTAATCTATTGTAAAACCAGTCCCGTTCAATCAAATCCATATTCCGAAGATCTTCAAAAGTAAATCCTGGAATATGATAACATAATCTAAATTCCTTTTCCAAAAGTATCTGTAAGGGTTCTGCCATATGGAAAAAAGAAGTCAAGTCGAAAGGGTATGGTCAGTTCGTCCTCCCTACCACATTTTGGACAACTAAAATGGGAAATCATATCAGGACCATGATAAAACTTTTCGTGAAAGGCTTCAATTTTTAGAATATCTTTCCCACTCATACTTCTAAGATCTTCCACTCGCTTCAAAACATCCTGATCATCAACTATGGATCTTGCATATCTAAACAAAAGGCCTTCATCACTTTTCTCTTCAAACTTTTCTATTTCTATTTCATCCTTTATAGTAAGAAGTCTGAGTTTAATAACTTTTCCTGATGGAAGCTTCACTTCATATGGTTGCTTAAAATCATTTGGAAGTTCAATCGCATTCAACTCTTTCAAATTAACATTTACATCAATATCTTTAAGGCAATAAGTACAAGTTGTTGATACCTTAATGACATCCATGTATGAATTGATACACTCCCATATCATTATGTAAAAACGATCTCCAATTGTTAAATCTTCTGGGTTTATCCCTCGAATAACATTCTTCAAAACTAGCAAAAACTTTTGAACGAGATTTACAGGATTAATCTCTGCTAAGAATATTGCTTCTCTTCCTTGATAAGAACGAATTGTAATGTCTTCAGGGTTGGTACCTTCATATGGTATACATCTTGAAGGTAGATTTATAGGTAGGAAACTATCACTCATCTCTTTCTCTCCTTAAAAATAAATTATAATTTTAACAAACCTTTAGAAACTTTTCCAAGTAAACTTTTTGTTTTGCCTGCTACACTACCAGCTAAATTTGTAACTCCTCCCATAATAGAACCCATCAAACTTGATGATTCTATGCAATCAATACTAAAATCAATTCTGTATCTAAGAGCCTCTTCACTCGCGTATGACAAATCAATAATAGGATTAGTTCTAGGAAAAGCCCCTACTAACTCAAATTTAGTGGATTCTATACCTGATCTATCATACAAAATAACATAAATACTCTTCTTATAGTTATTCTTTGGATGATAATATCCTTCTTTATCTATTATTAACTCCCTCCATCCGTAGAAATACTTAAGAAGCGAATTATCAATCGAAACTACAAACGAAGCAGATACGACACTGATTGTTTGAAGACCAGCATAAAATCTCTGTTGTGCTCCATACTTCATAGTCACAACATCAGAAATGTTGTAATCTCCAAATCTAATATCCTGACAGTATTGAGAGACTAAGTATCCAAGAACTCCATTAATGCTATGAGGCATTAAAAGTTGCCAGTTATAGGTACGTTGCAGCATCCAAATTTTTGTTGTTAAATTTGCCCCAATACCAGACAAATCAAATCCAAGACTTTGCAATTTTAACTACTCCTCTTCCCAATGATCGTATGACCATGTTACTGAATAGAAAACAGCAGCTTCACTATCCATTGCCACTGGTACCTCATCAACAGCTTGAGGATAACAACCTACAAATTTAATCTTCATAATTACTTTCCCTTGAGTATCCAACAAACGAAGATAAATGTTAGATTTGATTGCCACATCTGGGCCACCAATACCCAAACGATCATGAACAACTGCTTGATCCCAGGCATGAATAGCATCAAACACTTTTTTATCCATACCTTCAATAAAAGTAGTCACCCAGGTATGTGATACTGTCAATTTACCAGGAAATTTTATACCTGGAGTTTGCTTAAAAGGAATAAGAATTTCTCCAACACTTCTCCCAGGTATATTTGCAGATTGGCATCTTAACATTAAAACCTCAGCATCACCTCCACCTATGGGATTAGTAAACATAGCTTCCCACAAATACGTACGAGCTGGATTAGACAAATTAGCTTTTAAATTGTCTGCACTCATATTCACCATTAGTTTTTACCTCCTTAAAATTCTTTACTAAATCTTTATATTGATTCCAATTTTCTATCATCAGAACATGACCCCGCGAGCTATGAGTTCCTCAAAACTTGCTCCTGAACTGGTAACAATTGTCTGAAGTTGAATATATTCAGCGGACCGTATTGGTTTTATAAATACATCAACATTAAGTTCTCCTCTATCAATTGTTGCAGGTGTATTATTAGTTTCATCACAAAGCACATGATATCCTCGATCTCCACCTTCTATTTGAAAAGCTCCTTGAGCAGAAAGCATATCCAAATACTCCTTCAACATTGCTTCAAGTCTAAATCTTGTTATCTCATTGTTTGGTTCAAATACAAATGACCTTAGTGATATAGCAATAGATTTTTCAATAACAATCAACAATCTTCTAACATTAATACTACTAAGAGCAGAAGATTTTGCTTGTTCAGTCTTCTGACCCCAGATAACTATTCCCTCTCCTCTAAACATTTGAATAGGATTAATTTGTGCTTGATAGAGTGTATTTCTTTCTCCTTTAGTAAACACATTAGATAAAGCAATTACATCCATTCTTCCTCTACTGAATCCAGCTGGAGCATCCCAAGGATTTGCTACATAATCATTATAGGCTATTTGTGCAGCAACTTGTCCTGATAGTGGAACATACACTAACTTATCATTGTAAGAATCATAAATTGACCCCAAGGAGCATACAAAGCACAATAATTAGAATTAAAATTATGTGTATCAGTATCCTCTCTCCAACTTACCATATCTGCTACACTATTCAAAGCTGAGTAAGGCATATCATTTATAGCCATGCAATCAGCTCGAGCCTCAGCAATCCTTTTCATTTCAGTCTGAATAGCTTTTAATGTTTCTCCACCATTTATTAGTATTCTAACATCAATATTATCCGGGTTCTCAAAATTTGTCCAACCAGAAACCATATCTAAATTATCAGTAGTACCATCATCTCCTGTAGCAAAATCAAGTTTATCTACTTGTACTTTTGGAAGTTCTGTATCAGCAATACCTCCTACATCAGTAAGTTTATTATCAGCTACAACAATATACTTACTCAATCCATTTATCTTATCCTCAAGATACAAATCTCTTCCAAATCCATCAAATTTTTCCTTTCGAGATACTTTCCAAGTTTCAACATGTTCATAAAGTCCATCATCATTCTGATAATAAACCAGAATCTCAAAAGTATATTGATCCGTAGGAACAGGATCAGCTCCATCCTTGATATTGCTAATCTTAATCCCTATTTTATTATTCCATTTTCCAGGATTTGCTCCAAAAATCTGGAATAAA